AAGATAAGTATCTTCTCAGAGGGGATGGTAGGGATGTGTTTTCCATAGAAATCTTTCCTGAAGATAAACCAAAGGATAAATTGAAATACGATTTTATTTTATTTTCCGAGGAGAATTTTGGAAATCCCGAAGTCCGTTCCGAGAACATTAAGAAGTTATCTATGATGCATAAAGATGCTTTACCATTCATGGATACTATCCCATATGGTAAAATCTGCTCTGGAAAAGCGGGGGATATTCTAAAGGATATTTTTAAGGAACTGCTTGGGGAAGATATGGTGGACAATGATGAATGGCAGAGCGGCGATTTCACACTGACATATCATCCTCCCCTCACATTCCGATATATGGATTTGATGAATTATCTTCTGAAACATTACTATGCCAAAGATGGGGATATGTATGTGAAGGGATTCATCCATTTTGATGAGGAAAAGGGTAAATATCAGCTTCGGTTGCTCTCCAAAATATTTGAGAAGAACAAGGATGAGGTGATGGAAGCATTCACCCTGTCTGATTTTGCCGATGTGGGGGATACATCCAACGATAACAACCCCCCTCCTGATGCCGAGGTTAGTGAGTATAACAACGGTATCAAGAACATTGGTTATTCCACTCCCATGTATGGGATCAACAACGATTTCTTTATCAATACAGTGGTCTATGGATATGATCCAATTCTAGGTATTCACAAGACGAGAATCAAGAAGCTGGAAGACATTGAAAAGCAATGGGAGAAGAAATTCGTAAAATCTTTCAAGGCGATTGGAGGAGAACCCAAACCATTCGTCGTTAAAAATAAAAATACAAAACAGAAATTCCGACACTTTCGTTCCCCCTATCCCGTGGAGGATTCGGAGAAGATGGTGGAAGCTGAAATGATCAATACCTTGACATTTTATAATTTGAGAGCTATCTTTGCCAATCTTGGTTCCGCCAACAGAGTAGGAGGTAAATTCATTGATATTGTCAAGGTGGGAGAAGGCAAGCAGAAGAGCGATGAAAAGCTGCTTGGTAGATGGTTTGTTCACGAATTGAGACATATTTTTCTAGGAGACGGTTACACGAATGAATTCTCATGCTGTAAGACTTATAGCGGACCAAACACCAAAATAACCCCTGACGCTGAGTAATAAATATGAGATCGAATATTGATGTTCTTCGCGGATTATGTTTTTCCAAGGAAGATTTGGAGCAAATCCAAAATCTGGGGGATCAATTCACCGAGAAAGAGATTGAATTCATGATTGAGTTCAAGAAGATTTATGAATTGGGTTTAAACCAATTGGAGAAATTCATCAACAAGTTGGATGAAGAGGGAAAGGATTTGGAGACATGGGATATTGATTACTATGTGAGACATCTCCTCAATGGCCCTCTTGCTGCTCAAACATTGGAATTGTCAAAAGATAAAAAATATTTTAAAACGATTCCCGATATTCTGGGTGTTTTGGGAAACAACCAATCCACCCGACACAATACAACCCTCTACACCGATGATATTGTGGCACTGGACGTTCCCGTGGACGTTTACAACAAAACACCGGAATTTTCTCAAAAAAATATTACAAATTCCAATGATCAGGTGGAACAATTGTTCCGTTCATCCATGAAAATGGCTGTGATCCATGATAACACCCTCCCAATAGCTGATAAGAAGCCACAGGATCGCTACAGCGAGGAGAGAACCGGAAAGTGGGTAACTAAGTCAAACGCAAGTTTCGTGGTCAAGGATTCGTTCTGGCGCGTCAAATTGAAGGATGTGCGCCAACAGGTGTTTGACAAGGTGAAAGAGATGATTGGGGAAGAATACTATCGTATCTTCGGAGATCGCAAGACCTATACACCATTCGATTCCGATAAGAACGATTCCAAGGCAACTGCATACGAAATTGAAAAGACCGTTGTTGATGGGGACAAGGAAGAATTGTTCAAATTGGATGTATATGGGGATGTTTATGATACCCGTGACACCATTCTCAAGGTGGAGAATCCTGAGAAGAATAAGGAATACCTATTAAATACCGTTGAAGGTCAATTCGGAATTTAAACGTCAACCGTCACTGGAACAGCGGGAGGAGCATCATCGTCATCATCCTTTTTCTTTTCCAAAAGTTTCAGAATATCATTTCTGGTGAATGTGAGCTTGGGAGTCCCATCGTCATCATCTCCCTTGGTGATCTTCGAATCAATGTTCATTTGAGCGATTTCCTTTTGTGCCTTAATCTTGTCTTCCGCATTCTTGAATTTTAATAATGTTTCCAAAGCGGATGTGGTTGCTTTGGTGTGTGCCGAATAAGATTCAAGCATCTTGGAATCGGCACTGGCAATCACATCATCTTTCATCTTTTCCATTACCTCCACGGAATGGGTGATTACCTTGGCGGCTGTTCGCAGTAGTAATTCTTCCAGATTCTCCCGATTCAATTCGGGAATTTCCGTTTCTTCTTTTTTGAAATTTTTTGATTGGTTCTTGATCTGTGAAATAATATCATTCACCTCATTATCCAATTCGTCATCATCATCGTAATCCATAGTGATATTTAGCTTGATTTTTTAAAACGCAATGATAAGTTACTTCTGATTATGATTAATTTAACACATGCGAATGTTTTAGTTACTGGTGGAGGCGGTTTCATAGGAAGTAATTTCATCAAAATGTTATTGGAAAAATACGATGGTGTGAAAATTATAAATGTTGATAAAGGGGGTATTGGTAGTAGGAGTCTTAAATCAGAGATACCAGCCACCAATTGGAATACTTGGTCATATTTGGAACTTAATAATGATATTAGAAATATTGATAAAATTCATTTTCAGGATTATAAATTCGATTACATTTTCCACTTTGCGGCAGAATCCCATGTGGATCGCAGCATTAGCGGACCATCACCTTTCATTGAAAACAACGTGATGGGAATGGTATCTCTTTTAGAATGGGTAAGACAATATCAACCCCAAGCTAGAGTCATCAACATTTCCACAGATGAGGTATATGGTCATCTGGAAAAGTATGAAGCACCTTTTATCGAAACTTGTAAGTTTGATCCCCGTAGCCCATATGCAGCATCCAAGGCATCTGCCGATCTGATCGCCAATTCCTATGTTACAACGTATGGTTTGGATATTCTAACGACCCATTGCTGTAACAATTTTGGAAAGCATCAAGCGGATGAGAAGTTCATTCCCACGGTGATTCGTAATATGGTTCAAGGTAATAAGATTCCAGTCTATGGCACGGGAGAGAATATCCGTGAATGGATTCATGTTGGGGATCACAACAAATCCCTGTTGGAAATCGCAGAAGGGGGCAGGGCTGGTTATCGTTACAATATTGGATCAAAGGTGGAAAAGACAAATATGGAGATGATCATTGACATTTCTGAAATTCTTGGTAAGGTGGCTGATATTGAATATGTGGAAGACAGAAAAGGACATGATTTCCGATATGCTGTGGATAGTCTCAATTACCGTAGGCAATTTGAATTGCGGGATCATTCCGATGCTTTGAGAGAGACGGTGGAATTTTATAAAGAGAAATATTCTACTAAATAATAAGGACTAAACAAAAATTATGGAAATAAAACAAAGTGTGATTGAAGCGCGGGTGATGAAAGGATGGACTTTCTCAAAGATTTATGACACATATGGTGTCCCAAAATCGACTGCTCAGGGGTGGCTACAAAAACATTTCGCTGAAGAGGGAGAAGACGAAGAATCCCCAACTCCTTATGATGAATATAAGCAGGGTTATGTGAACGAAAACCTTCAAAGGGATAAGCCCAAGAAACCTAAGAAATCTGAAGAGGAGATTATGGAGTTCCTTTCACAGCTTGCCCCGATTCAAGTCCACAGTGGATATACCGTAGCTCCTTCAAGTCTGAGTGATTATGCTGTAGTAGGATCAGATTTCCACTTTGGGTGTCATGATGAAGCGGCTATTAACATCTTCCTATATACCATTGAGGAACTGAAACCCAAAACAATCGTTCTGAATGGTGATACAATGGATATGTTAGCCATCTCCAGATATCCCAAAGATATTAAGAAACAGTGGAGTCTTCAGGATGAGCGGGTTGCTTACCACGAATTTTTGGATAATTTGATTGCCGTTTCGGGGGGTGCTAAGATTTATGAAACGGTATCTAATCATAGTGGACAATCCATCGACGGTAGATGGAGACGCTATTTATCGGAGCGTTTGGGGGAACTTGCATCATTGCCTGATATCACGGATAAGCTGAGTTACCAGAACGTGTTCATGGGAGATTATCAGGAGCATGTGGAGCATGTGGATTATGTTGACCTAAATGGATTGATTGTGACACACGGTAACACGGTGCGTGGGGCTGGGGGTGCGTCTGCTAGAGGTGAGATTGATAAATGGCATACAAGTATTCTACATGGTCATACCCACAGAATTGGGAGTTCAGCTAAAAGAATACCTGCTGTTGGCAATCGCCCCGAAAGACAGATAATTGGTTTTGAAGGTGGTGCATTATGTTCGCTTGATGCGACATATGGTTCGTGTATGAACTGGCAGCAAGGTTTTAACATAGTTGCATTGGGTGGTGAAACGTTTGGAATGGAACAAGTGATGGTGAATAACGGGGTTGCCAATATCTCCACGCTTGGTCAAACGATCAGAGGATGATGGAATCGTTTTCTACATTCTTTGAGAGGCGTGAGCGCAACCCCCTTCGCAAAAAGGAACTTGAGGACTTACCAAACAACAAGCAATGGGTTGAGGATGAGAAATCCAAATTACCCCGAAAGGATGTATCAAAAATCCGTAAGATGGAGAAGCTTGGGGTGGAACCCGAACGTATCCAGACATGGAAGGACTACAAGATCAAGGAACGGGAGAAGGAACTGAGGGAATTATATCTAAGGAATAAAATCGAGAACGCGACCCTTATATTGGATATTTTCGGTATCAAGGTTTACACCGACCATTATGCGACATACGATTTTACCGAAGGTTCCGTGAATCTACGATCTGTTGAAAACACGGTCAAAAAGATTGTTCTCGATTATAAGGACATTATTCCCAATAGAAAACCAACGTTCATCATCACCGATAGCAGCAAAAACCCACGAACAAAGGGTGTCAATGTTACGGGAAGTGGTGACGATCCGGCTGGTGTGTATTGGAAACGTCTGATTTACATTGATCAGGAGTATTCTGACAAGTATAAAATTTATGCCCACGAATACGCACACTTTTTGGAAAACAGAGTTTCTAGACAAATGTCAAAATTCCTTCAAGAAGAATATAAAAAAATGTTGGATGGATTCTTTCGATCTATTAAACAGAGGAAACGGGAAAATTTGGAGGGTGCTGAAAATGAAAAATATCGAAAGGCAATTGCCAAGAAATTGGGACTACCCACCGATTACTCTTCCACCAACCATTCCGAGTGGTTTGCCGAATTGATCGCACACTGGAAGAATATTCCCAACAACAAGGCAACATATAGATTTAAGCAAGTGATGAAAAAAATAATTAATAGACTGTGATGAGTAATATAAAATACGAAGCTGTGATTGGGGGCTATACCTTTCTGATGAAGGAGGACGATGTGATTGAGGTGTGGGCAGGGTTGGATGCGGAATATCCAGAATCCTTTATTTATGTGAAGGAGGGGAGTGTTTTGGATCGAAAATCTTTCGAGATGGAGATCATGGATTACGTTCTTAAAAACTAGACTATATTGGGGACATGCAAGAAGACATGAATGAATTACAGAAGTGGGATTATAACTCACGGGAGGATCATCGTAAGAGTTATTCAGACATTCGATGGTGTGCAATGCAACCAAAAGGCGACCCGAAATATAAAATCGGGGACGTTGTGGAATTTCATGTTGGGGGGTTCGGTATTATCAACGGGGTATCAAAACCATCCAATGGATGGCCCTCGTCATATTCAACTGAAAAAATTGATGAATTACCAGACCATGCATCCACAAAAAGAGCATGGCACTATGAGGGGGATTTTAAAAATTGGATTGCTAAATCCCCCCTACATGGGATGGGTTAAAAACTAGACTACAATCGTTCCATGACTAAAATTGAATTTACTGACGAACACCTTCGGGTGATGATGACTGCCTTGGAAGTGTATTCCAGATTGCGAGCAGGACAGATCAGGATCGCCATTGATGAGGCGTTTCGGGATGTGGGCTTGTCTTGGAAAGAATCGGAATCTATTGAAACATTTGTAAGGGGTATTCTGTATCCCGAACCTCCCCAATTGAAATACGATGGACATGGGGGTTATTACGACCAATATGGATGCACCTATGGGGAGAATGGGGAACGCAATACGGAAGTGTCTTGGGAAGAGAAAGAGCGTTTGAAGCGTGGTCATCTACGGGGTAATTTTGGGGTATGCAATAAAAAAATGATTGAAGGTGGGGGGACACTGGCATACGAAATCTACTCCACCCTGCGTCAATATGTTTCTTTAAAGAACAACGACGGATACGAAGGTAATGGTGTGAATTATCGTGATCCCCTACAAATCACCAAAGTTCCTTTACCAGTAATTGAGGGATTTGCCGCTGAAAAGAGATTCCCCATCAAGGGGAAGACTATCGTGAATAAATTGGATAAAGCCCATGAAACCAAGGACTATATGAAGGTGTGGCAAGTGGTTGGGGAATACGTGGAACGGAAATATCCCGAATTGGTTGGATATTCCCAAGCAAGGATTGAGCGGGAGGATAATCATTATGTGATGATTGCCAAAGGAGCTAGAAAGAAGGAAATTCTTAAAAACTAGAACACAATCAAAACATGTCATACAAAACATCAGTAGAACCAGACATCTACCGTCTCGCTAAGGAATGGGATTGTCATGGATAAAATAAAATAATACTCCGAAGAGGGGAGAAGTTCAAAGTTGAGCGAACTGCGAAGGAAAAGGAACTCATCGCAAAATACCGCAAGGGTTGATCTGGAAAAATATTTAAAATTATGACAATAGAACAATTTAAAAAGGATTTTGATAAACAATTAGCTGCTATGAGTGACGAAGAAATAATTCAAGATTTCAAGGACTTGGGATGTGATGTTGAGATTAGAAAACCAAATTTGGTGATCCTTCGTGGAAGCTCTGGATGCGGCAAAAGCTCTGTAGCAATGCTCTTCGGCGGGGAACTTGCAATCTGCTGTGCTGATGATTACTTCTATGATGAATTGGGGAAATACAATTTCAATCCTGATCTTCTGGGAAAAGCTCATGAACGGTGTCGTGAAAAATTCCTGTATGCTCTGGATAATCCAGAACTTTTTGATACTATTGTGGTAGCTAACACAAACACCAAAATTTCCGAATTTCAATTTTATATTGACGAAGCGGAAAGGCGTGGTATCATGGTGTTCTCTCTAGTGGTGGAGAAACGCCACAACGGAACCAACTCCCATGGAGTACCAGAAAGCGTGATTGATCGGCACGTAGAGAATATTAAAAACAGCTTGAAATTAAAATAATATGACAGGAGAACAATGGAAAAAAGACTTTGAGCAATCCTCAAAATTCATTCAAGATTTGGCAATGGATTTTACTTTCGTTGAGTGGGGAGAAGGTTCAATGAGCATATCAGATGTCCCCAAGGGATGGGAGAAGATCATTCTCAATCTCTTTGGAGCGATCAATCAATACTCCAAAACAAAAATCCATTATCTGGAAGACACGCGGATAAAGCGTTTCAAATTCTGGTGGAATGGTAAGACTTGGGAAGCAGCAAAATTTGTCAGCAAGGTTCTCAAGCCAACTCAACGTCTATACCCAAGTGATAATCCACGAATCATTTTTCCTGAGATGCAGAAAAAAATTCAAGCAACCTCTTGGTGGAAATGGGAAAATCGAATCCGAAAGCTGCTTCGTAAAATGCGGTTTGATTTCACAAAATATCAGAGAACGCGATATCCTGAGCCAGTTACTATCGAACAGGTGAAGCAGAAGTATAGCCTTTGTATATACACCAGTGGGGGAGATGATATCATCAAGGGGATGATTCGTTTGGCGGAATACCAAGCATCCCAAACCTGTGAAGTGACGGGCAATGCTGGTGTTTTCTGTGTCAATAAACGTGGATGCTATCGGACTTTATCCAAGGCAAAAGCCAAGGAATTGGGGTTCACGCCTGTTAAAAACTAGAATACAATAGGGACATGAAAGTTACGAAAAAGAAAACAACCGTGGTTACGGAAACCACGACCTATAGGTTACATCCCAATGTTGTTTTAAAGGAAGTTGTTGTAAACGATAAGCAAACATCCAGAACATTGGAATATGGCGGTAAAGCCGTAAAATCAAAACATAATAGCACATTACACTTTGATGTTGTTTATAATTCGAGTTTGGAGTATTTGGAAGAAACAAATCCATACTGGGGTTGGAATAAAAAAGAGGATGAAAAATGGTGGAAAGGGGAGGAATTGCCGGAAAATCCAGAGGACATCGATATCTCCAAAATCGTGTTGGCATGTAGTTACGATCACACGTTTTGGACAGTTGATCTGGAGCCTATTCCCGTGGTTGTTGTGGGGGATTATATTGATGCCCATATCAGATCAAAAAATTATAATCTGAAAAAACTTCATGAATACTTCTCCAAACATAAGCAGATCAAATCAATTTCAAAAATTGAACTCATTCCATATTATAACAATGATAGTGGTCGGGAGGAATATTTCACGGTTAATGTTCTACCCACCTTGAAACAATTGAAAAAGATGGGAAGAGATAAGGAGATTTTCTACACACCTTGGGGAAAAGAAGATTATCTTGGAATGAAGCAATTCTGGATTGGAAAGGATGATTACTGATGACAAGTGTGTGTATTATTGGGGACAGCCATGGAGATTGGGATGCTCTGTTTCGTAAGTTAGAAAGCCTTAAAATAGAAGATTGTGTTCTCCTACATGTGGGCGATTTAGGCGTTGGGTTTAAATCTCCCGATAAGCAACATAGGGAGATTGAGCTTCTAAACAATCGTTTCAAGAAGCGTAACATTCAATTCAAAGGAGCGAGGGGCAACCACGATGATCCCAAATACTTTCTTGGCACTGTTAATCATTCTCATTTTGAATTGATACGTGATTATTCCTACCAGACATTCAATGGGGAGAAGTTCCTATTTGTTGGGGGTGCTGTGAGCATTGATCGTCGTATTCGTGTCCCCAATATGTCATGGTGGGAGGATGAAGCGTTTGTTTTGAAGCCTGAATTGGTGGATAAGGTGGATGTTTTAATAACGCATTCTGCTCCAAATTGGATCGGGGATTTTTCGAAGCAAGGGATCGCTGGATGGTGTGAGAAAGACCCCACACTTTGGGAAGAATGTGTGAAGGAACGGGAGGACATTGCCAAGCTAATAGAACTTTGTGGAGCTAAAAAGCATTGGTGTGGTCACTTCCACCAGTCACACTTCGCATCTCACAATGGTTGTGATAGCAGGATTTTAGATATTCTTGAGATTGTAGAACATCGTTAAAAACTAGAATACAATATGAATATGAAACACAAAATTGACGAAGAGATCGTCTTCAAGACATACTATGATAATGCCCTGATTCACTTTGAAGTCACTCTTTGCGAATTCCCATCTGAAAGAATCGGTTGTATGATCCATGGATTGCCCGATCATGGGGAAATTAAGGATTTGGAGACACTGGAAAGGATCATTGGGTGTCTTCAAGCTGCTAGAAAGAAATGGAAAACATTATGACCAACCTTCAATACATCAAAAAGCCATCCAAAAGACGGCAAGCCGAAGACGCTATTCTAGCTGAGAATGCTTTTAGAAAAAATAAATTTGGAGAGTATGATTTGAAGATCAATCCTTACGAGGAAGGCATTCGACACGACAGATTCAAGCGATATTATGATGGAATTCATCGCAGATATTGGGAATATGAGCCGATTTTTCGGGACTTGTGTGAAGTATATGGATTTGACCCTGAAAAACATTATGCATATTGAAAGTTACAAAAACAAATTAATCAAGATAATTGATGATGCGGGGGATTTCGTCTTCAATGATGATGGATATATTTATTATTTTCCCAAAGAATTAAACGGATACTTATCATCTCATCAATTACGATTCATAGCGGATGAGTTGGATAAACGTAACAAGCCTTGGGATGATAGCATTGCGGAATATTTTGCAAACCATCCCAATAAAAACTAGAATACAATCAAATTATGAAAACAATACTAATTATACTACTGACGATTAACCTTGGGTTCTCTCAAGAATATGGAATCGCTTCCCATTACTCAATTCGCACGAATGGGGGGACGCATACAGCAAGCGGAATCCCCCTGAGGGATGATTCATACACGATGGCACATAAGACTCTGCCATTTGGCACGATTGCCAAGATTACCAACCTATCCAATGGTAAGGATGTGATGGTTCGCGTCACAAATCGCGGGCCATACATCCGGGGAAGGATCGTTGACCTTTCCCAAGCTGCTGCCAGTAAGCTTGGTTTCCTGAAAAAAGGGATTACCAAGGTGCGGGTGGATGTGATTAAGAGAGGGGATGGAAAAACATACTTTAAAAAATGAAATTATGATAAAATTAACTAAAATAAATATCAACCCCAACAGTGAGGCTACACAATCTTCCACCGTTGAGGAATACCGTATTGACCAAGAGCGTGGCACTTGGGGACAGTTTCACGAAGGAAAGAGTCCTCCCGTGGACTACTGGATCGTGGGAGAGCTTATCGGAGAAATCGAAGTCGGAAAGATGATCATCATTGACCGTTGGAATCGCAATGGTGTGGTGAAGCGGGGAACCATGCACACATCGGAAGTGATGAAGCTGGAAGAGAACGAGGGAGTAACCTATATCACAACTGCAAACAGTCTGTATAAGATGGAGCAAGTGGAAGATGAGGAGATTTTGAATTATGAAATGGAAAATCCCAACATTTGAAGATCACCCATCCGACATGGAGTGGGAACCGCCGAATTACAAGCCAGAGGACTACACTTGTTTTGATTGTCCCCACAAGGACACTTATGAATATGCTTGGGATTACTACAACACGAATGGTGATTGCCTTGCAATGAAATAAAAACTAGACCACACTACATCCATGCACGAAACGCTTAAAACAGACAATTGGCAATATATTTACGATAATTACGAATCCACCTATCTTGATGGATTGCGCGGAAGATTTCTAATCCGTAACTGGAGAGTTGATGAAAATAGTCTTCATGATGGTCTAAATGACATGGCAAGAGCCTATCAGACTGCCCAACGACAAGATAAGGAATGGGATGAGCGGGTGTGGTTTCCGTTTCTGGAGGAGATCAAGGCAAGAGCGGTGAATAATAAGATTGTTCTTCATTGCAAACCAACCCATGAATACACGGGTGATCAGAACAAATGGTGGGCTTGGGATTATTCCAAGATGGATGATCGTTATGGGTGGGGATATTCTTTCAATTGGATTGAGGAACCCAAGGAAAAGATCAATCACGATTTGGGGCAAAAGCTTTATGAGTTGGATCGGTATCAAGAGAAATTCGGAAAGCGGGTATTCATGCTTCAAAAGCTGCTTGAGAAGTATCTGCTGATATATATGTATCGAATTTACAATTACGAATGGCTTGTCAATAATCAATTTTCGGGTAAGCTGGTGAAAATCACCTTGAGGGGAGATGAATATTGGTATCATATTGTAATGAATAAACATAGGGTTCCCACATGGAAGAACTTCATCTGGCAATCAAATCAAACGGAGGAAATTAATCTATGAACTACAAATTTTTAATGGATCAAGATGAGCTTGAAAGATTTATCGATTGGCTACCAGACTTGGAAGAGCATGAGATATACTACTTGGCAGCGTTTACAAGAAAAAAATACTGTTCATCAGAACAACATCCTTGGATCAAAGCGGATAAAAACCACTTGAAACGCCTAACGACAACCAAGGAAAGAATGGTATCCAAGATCAAACAATTGGAATGCCCCATCGGTTCTTACACGATGAAAGGTAAAGGTGGGGAGGAATTCGTGGTGCCTCAAGAAAGTTTGGTATTATACTGTAGCCCAAATCCGCGAGACATGTTTAAAGCCACCATCCAAGGTGCGATTGATCTTATGAAAGTGGTGCAATGCCAAGGTAAGAACAGCAATCCCCATCAGGAGATTCTATCCACCATCCAAAGGACTGCTTCCAAGAAAAGGGTTGTCACGTTTGATGTGGATGAGAAGAGCCAGAACGTTCTGGATCGCTTCACCGATGTCTGTGGCAAAGCTGTGGACGTTGTGGAGACGCGAGGTGGTTATCACTTCCTAGTCCATCCCAAGGAGATGCCAAAGAATGAGAAATGGTATCAGACTTTATCGGAGGTTTCAGACGTTACAGGTGACGCTTTACTTCCAATCCCCGGCACATTTCAGGGGGGCTGGGTCGTGAAGATGATCATCAACAACCATTAAAATTATGGAAAACGCTAAAGTAGAACTAGAATTCAAATCAATAAACGATGAGGTTTGTTGGAGGATAAAATCCTGCAAATATCATGAATCAGATTATGGTTGTGAATACGATGCAGATACATCAAGTATGTGGATCAGAAAAAATAATCAACCAATATGTTGTAATTGTTTGAGTGATGATATATATGAAGAAACCGAAGGGATTGATTGGGGGGGTTACGTATGTCTGTCATGTAATCATTCCTGCTTTGATAAGGGATATTGTTGGTTCGACTTTATTGAAGAATTGGGATATGATAAAATTTTAACTTTGACAGAATTTGAACTAAAGCCGAACTATAATTATCAGGAAATAGAATTAATTGAAAACTAGAATACACTGATCACATGAAAATTGAAATCACAACGGAGGAGAAACTAAAAATTCTCAAATTCTCCACAAAAATCAGGCAAAAAAATATGAACACGGAGAAGTTGATCCCGTCCACTCTTCAAAGGAATCCAAAGATTTTATCAAAAAATTTCTGAAGAGTCGCGGGATTGGAAGACGGAATAATCTAATGGATAAAATACGCACGTATTTGGACTTTGACGATTCGGAATGAAATTATGGAAAAATTAGTATTAAGATATCACTGGTGCGTCCCCTACGAAGCTGATGGGGATGAGACTATACCGTTTGAATATGAATCAAAAGAACAGGCTTTTGTGGATTTCCATGAGCTAAGAGAAGGCTCAATATGGGAATTTGAATTTTTAGGTGAGAACTTCAACCCGTCTGATACAGCTAATGTTGAATTTCTCACCTTGGAAGAATGGTTTGAAAGATACAAGCTTAAAAACTAGAATACACTGATCCCATGAAAATTGAAATCACAACGGAGGAGAAACAAGAAATTCTCAAATTCTCCACAAAAATCGGAAAAAAATTTGAAGATGGGGAAGTTTATCCCATCCATTCTTCAAAGGAATCCAAAGATTTTGTCCGTGGATTTCTAAAGAGTCGTGGAATCGAAAAGCCAAGGGTTTATGAACAAGGAATCTATACTTTTGGTGATGTGGGAATGCACACTGACAGTCTCTCTCCAAAATCGGCAATGACAATGTGTTTGTTGATTTCTGGTAGCGGTACATTGTTCGCTTGGGATGGTAAAAAGGTAAATGAATGTCGTATCAACAAAGGAGAGGGTGTCATTTTTGATTTCAATCTTCCCCACTCATTTGAAGCCGATAAAACGTGCCAAGCATTTCTAGTGGATGTTCCCAAAAAATATAAGAAAAATTTACAAAATGGACAATATGAAACTCCCCGATCCAGAACAATTTAACTTCAAAGATGTCACCATTGCTGGGGATGAATGCCTATTGATCACTCCCGATTCAATAAAATGCAAGTGGGTTGAAGACACTCTCAAGTTCCGATCCATGATCATTCGTAAATCAGATCATCACATAATTTCCAGATCGTTCCCAAAATTCTTCAATTACTCTGAACAACCAGATTTGGATAAATTCCCTCTGGATGAGAGATTTGTAGCCTATGAGAAGTTGGATGGTTCCCTTGGAATTTTTGATTCATATAGAGGAGAACTTTTGGCTAGAACGAGGGGGACTTCCAATTTACGTCAATTGGAGAATGGACACGAATTAGATTTTCTATTGGAAAAATATGAGAAATTCTTTGATTATGTGATGGATGATCCTGATTATACGTTCCTTTGCGAATGGCAGACAAATAGTAACATAATTGTGGTTGGAGGGTTTCCAGAACCAAAATTATCTTTGATTGGTATCATCCATAAGGAAACGGGTCTTATGTTTTCTCAGGAGCATTTGGATGATCTGGCAAAAGATTTAGATATTCCAAGACCAGATAAATATCATTACGAATCAATTCAGGAATGTGTCCAAGATGTGGAGATGTGGCGGGGAAAGGAAGGAGTGGTTTTATATTCTGAGAGTGGGAAAATGCGTAAGCTGAAAGGTGAATGGTATCTGAGCCTTCATAAAATTTTTACGGGAATGCGTTCCCTTTCAAATATTTTGGATTTTTTCCTATCATCCCCAAGATTTATAGAATATGGAGATTTTTATAATTACACCGTTCAACACGTTGATTTTGAATTGGCAGAGAAAATCAAAGATGAAATGATGCAAATCACCGAAGCATACGGCAAATTTGTCCATTCGGTCAACACCATTGAACGTGCCATGGGATACATCTCCAAGCTGGACTCCCGTAAGAAGCAAGCAATGGCTATTCAGGAGCATTGGGACGGATTCATGATTCCGCTTGGATTTGCGATGCTTGACAACAAGGAATTGGATGATAAGCTGGTGAAGAAATCAATGGAGAAACTTTTAGGATTATGTGGTTAGAAGCAGAAGAAATTGAAAAATTCATGACCCAAGAAGCTGATCTTTTGAAAGAATATGATAAAAGAAATGAATCATATTTCTTCATAAAGGTTGCAATCTGTCACTGGCATGATAAAAATGGACTACACATGCGAAAGGATATTCGGGTTCTCTCCAGAAAAAGTGGAAAATCTTGGGTGGACTGGTTTGATGAAGATTGTTCGAATTCTGGTGCTGATACGGTATTTAAGAATTTTGAGAATTTGGAAGAAGGAACCTACAAGGTGAGAATGCGAACATTCAAAGATTGGGAGACTGGTTATGTGGATGATTGGGTATATGAAACGGAAAAATTATGAACTTGGAACAATTACTAAAAACAACACCTGAGACGCTTGCGGTTGAGCAACACGATGCTCTAAAGGCACATGTCATCAATGTACTGGAATCAACCCTTAAAGCGGTGAAGGATGAGTATTACAGCGCAATCCAAGAATTAACAATTGATTCTCCTGCGGGAGATGGATATGGTTGTGACAATAATTTCATCAATTTTGGGTATGAAGATAATAAACCTCTTGATATTTGCGAAGTCATGGAACGGTTGATTGAATTGAAAAAGATTGCAAAGAAGAAAAAATGAAAAAGAAAATTGAAACAAATACAACAATCAACGTCAAGATCGGGGATTACGAATTCAATCTAACCAAAGAGGAAGCGGAGGAATTGTATAATTCCCTGAAAAATTCTCTTGGAAAGAACGATTTGACAAAATGGCCCTCCCCTATAAAGGATTACGAAGACCTTAATAAACAATACAAGGAATGGAATCCCGTTCCATATCCAAACCCATACGATATCTGGTGTGAAAAAAAACCACACGAATTCTGGGCTAAAAATACCACACATTCTCCATACGACCTGAACCCTTAAAATCATGAAAAAGAAATTCACATTAGCTACGAGTTCCCAATGCGGACCTTGCTACACCCTCAAAGCCCGAATCGAAAAGGAAAAGCTTGAGGTGGAGATTAAAGACTACACAAATCCCGAAAATATCGAATGGTTTAAGAAACATGGTATTCGTGCCGTTCCTCGTCTGGTGATTGAGGATGGGGATAACGTGGAGATCATTCAGGGCATGGACGACATCATCGAAGCATTGAAAAAATGAAAGCAGTATTAAAAAAGGCGACTTGGGGTGATTCTTTTCGTGAAAAGAGAAAGAGTTATGAATTTAATTTTTATGGAAAAAATGAGGAGGGAACTCTGAATATCGATTCCAATAGATTCTTACATGATCCAAACGAATCGGCAGATAATTACGATTTTGAGATTGAGATAAAAATCAAGGCTATTAGAAAACAGTCTAATGAAACAACCTTACAATGAAACAACAACCATCTCAAATAGAAGCCCAATGGGAAGTCGCTCTTCATTGCAAATGTCCCAAGTGTGAAAAATTTGTCAATCTATTGGAAGCGACTGATTTTTGGGATGGTCGGGGGTGGCTGGACATTCCTGAACATGGCACGGAACGAAGCAACAATCTGGAAGTCAATTGTCCAGACTGTGACCACGCTTTTGAAGTGTGTTGCGTGTGGTAAGCTTTTAAAAACTAGAATATAATATGGATATGACAAACGAAGAATTGAGAGAGACTGCGATGAAAGCACTTTGGAATGCTCAACAAAACGGAGACACTGAAGCTGCCCATGGTTACGCTGATAGCGCATTATGTGATCTATTGGTTGGGTTGGGCTATGCCGATGTTGTGACAGAATTTGACAAAGTTGAAAAATGGTATGCCTGAATAATTTTCCAATGATCGCTTCGGCAGCATCACAACATTGCCAGAACCTCCCTCTACCATTAATTTGGTAAGGAGACTGGCGGGATCGAGAAATGGAGCCTTCGGGTGTTCGGAAAAAGTCAGCAATGACAGGCATAAATTCCATAATCCTCAAACTCGGATGCTGAAAAGTTGGCGCGACAACGTGCCGAAGTGATCACCTTTTAAAAACATGATTAAGATTAAGAAACAACGCAAGGACTATAAGGAAATTCTCCTGATGGGTGACAGCCATTTCGGGCATGGAAAAGATTTCCTATATGTCCCAAGGGGATTTTCAAATCCAGAGGATCATAATAATTGGATACAGGAACAGATTGATGGCATCCATCCCGATAGCTTGCTCGTTCATTTTGGAGATGTCGGTCTGTCATGTGGTCCTGAAAGGATTCAGGAATTCATGATGACATTCCCATGTGAAACCCTCATGATTTTTGGGAATCATAATAGTGGTGTGCAACAACTCTATCAAAAACAATTACCAAAGGGATTTGAGAATTGCCAATTGTATCCCATGAAGATCACTCCCAACATCACTCTGATGGGATACGAATTTCTTCTGGATATTGATCGGGAACGATTCTATTGCCGACACATGGCTCCCTTGATCTGGCCGGATCAAAACAAGGGTAGAGATGCCCTTATTGGACATTCCCATGGCAATCTCCAGCAAGCCAATCCTGATGGGAATGGTTTTGG